CATTCTCATGCACAAACAACAAGCAGATAGTTTGACAGGTCGTGCAGTTTTGAAATTCTTTGATTGGAGTTGGAAGAATGGTGCCAAGATGAGTGAAGAACTAGAATATGTTCATTTACCACAATCAGTTATTAAATTAAATCAGGACAATTGGAAAAAAGACTTAAAAGGTCCTGACAACAACCCAATTTGGAAATAAGGATAAATTATGAAACTATTTAAAAAATTATCTATCGTAGTTGCACTTGCAGCAGTAATTCCTGCATATGCTGATGAGTATAAAGATACATTGAATATTCTAAGAGAGAAGAATATAATCACTCAAAAAGAATATGAATCAAAACTCAATGCATATGAAGAAAAAGAAGAAAACAAAAAGTTTGCAGAACAAAGAATCGACAAAGATGTTAGTGATTCGGTCAAATACAGACAAGCAAGAGCAAACGATGGTTCAGTCACAGAAAATGGAATCGGACTCAAAAGCAAAGATGGAAACAATACGGCACAGTTTACAGGTCGAATTCATATGGACTATCGCCAATACACACCAGATTATGGTGTCGGCCAAACCACGGATTCGTATCAAAACTTAGCCGAAGTTCGCCGTGCAAGATTTGGTGTTCGTGGACAATTTGCAAAAGACTTCAAATATCAATTGTTAGCAAACTTTGGTGCAAGTGATGGCTTTAGTTCTACATCATCAACAGCAGATGAGATGTGGGTAAACTATGCAGCAAATCCAGAAATGCAATTTCAATTTGGCTTATTCAAGATGCCATTTAGTCTTGAACAAATGACAAGTTCAAACAATCTAGATTTTATGGAACGTAGTTTGATTGGTCAGAATGATACTGAATTTATTCCTGCAAAAGAAACTGGTTTCATGTTACATGGTGTGCCAAAACCTGGCCTTACATATGCTATAGCAGCAAGTAGAGGCAAATCCAATAAGAGCGCAGAGTTCGATGGACTTGATTATATTGGTCGTGTAACAACTAATATTGCTGAACTAACAGGCAGCAAAGCATACACTGCACACTTGGGTGCAGCATACAGCACAGGTGAAATTAAAAGTGGCGTTGCACCAGCCAGTGGTAGAACAGAATCTCGTATGCAGTCTGGTTGGTTTACAGGTTCCGCATTGAGTGGTGCTACTACAAGAACACGCCAAGGATTAGAAGCAGCGTTTGCATATAACGGTTTCAAAGTTCAAGGCGAACAGTTCAATTTTAAATATGATGCTGCAACAGGTAGTGACCAAGAAATCAAAGGGTACTATGTACAAGCAGTTTATAATTTAACTGGCGAATCACATGCATACAAAGATGGTGCGTTTGGTTGGATTAAACCAAATAATCCAATCGACAAAGGTGGTCGTGGTGCGTGGCAGGTTGGTGTACGTATGAGTGAGTTTGATGCAAGTGATGTATCCGTTGCAACAGGCAAGTCAAATCGTGCTACTGCTATGACATACGGTCTAACTTGGTTTTGCACTGACAATCTACGTTTCATGCTCAACTACGTAGATACAAAGTTTGATGCATTAGTTGGTAGTTCTGGTAGTCGTGTAAATGGTGAAAAAGCAATTATGTTTAGAAGTCAATTAAGTTTCTAAAATTTTTTTGTTATATTAAAAGCCTCGTAAGAGGCTTTTTTTTCGTCTAAATAAAGATCGAAGGAGAAATCTATGATCACAATGACTGAACTCGCATCTCGCAAAACTTTAAACTCTTTAAACAAAAGAGGAAAAGGATTAGGTATTAAGGTTGGTGTTAGAACCACAGGTTGCAGTGGTTTGGCCTATACCTTAGAATATGTTGATAGTGTATCGGATACAGATACTATATACGAATCTAACGGTGTTAAAATTTTTGTTGACCCAAAACATATTCCTTATCTGAACGGAATGGAAATAGATTGGAAAAGAAATGGACTCAATGAAGGTTTTGATTTTATAAATTCTTTAGAAAAGAATCGATGTGGTTGTGGTGAAAGTTTTAATATTTAAGGAGAAAGAATGAAATTAACAAAAATACTTTTAATTGGTCTATTATCTTTCGCTGGTATAGGAAATGTTTATGCTGACAAAACAGCAAAAGGTGTAACGTATGATGCACAAATTGTACGGGTAAATGATGGTGATACTGTAGTGATTGCAGCACCCTTTTTACCTTTGCCATTAAAACCTGAATTAGCAGTTCGTATCTATGGTGTAGATACGCCAGAAAAAGGCCATAGAGCTCAATGTCCAAGTGAAGATCAACGTGGTCAAGCAGCAACTGTGTTTACTAAAAATCTAGTTGCAAAGTCCATTAAACGACAAGTCACACTCTATGGTTGGGATAAATTTGGTGGTCGTGTCTTGGGTGATATGATTCTAGATGGTCAAAGTCTCCGTAGTATGTTGATTCAAAACGGTTTCGCTCGGGAATATTTTGGTGAAGCCAAACAATCTTGGTGTCAATAATGGCTTCGTTGAAACACACTTGTGGGGCATGTTCCTCAGAGTTTACAATTAAATATGATGAAAGTAAATGTGAAGATGATCCACACTACTGTCCATTTTGCGGTGAATATTTAATTGAAACTGAGGATTTTGGTGATGATGACGAATGACCTGGTATTTTCATAATACAGGTGAAGAATTTACCGAAGAAAATATAGACGGCCATTTTGGGTTTGTATATCTAATCACACATACTCAAAGTGGTCGTAAATATATTGGTAAAAAATTCTTCACCAAATCTAAGACTACACAAGTTAAAGGTAAGAAAAAGAAAACCCGAGTATCGTCTGATTGGATGACATACTGGGGTTCTAATTTATTACTACAAGAAGAAGTTAAAAAAAATGGTGAAGATCAATACGTAAGAGAGATACTTCACCTCTGTAAAACTAAATCAGAATTGTCTTATTACGAAACGTGGGAGATATTCTCTCGCCACGCACTATTGAATGAATCTTACTACAATCAATGGGTTTCTTGTAAGATTACAAAAAAACATTTACTTAAGTAATTTTGTATTGTTTTCAGGATTCATTGACAACATATTGGAGAATATCTTCTGAGTTTCTTCATTAGATTTCACCATCTCATTCCTAAAACTTTCAACAGCTGCACCAGTTTGACGAGACATTCCTGAATTTTCAATCAGTAACATAGGAATAAAAGTCATAGCACAATTCCATTCTTCAACTTGCTTACCTGTATTGATATCATAACCTTCAACTTTAGTAAACCATGCACATTTAAACTGTACACATTCTTCTTTCATTATAGGACAAAATGTTCCTGGTTTTAATTGCATAATATAATCTCCTTTAAACAAACCAAGTAATAATAGAATATCTAGTGCCTTTGATTACAGGCATGATTTCGTGTGGATACATAAAATTTGAAGGGAACATGATTACTGATCCTTTCTTTAAATTATAAATCAACTCTCTATCAAAGAAAGCAAATTCTCCACCTCCAAAATCATCATTTAGTGCGAAAGAACAAGACACTGCTCTAGGATGTTTTTTGTATGAATCTGTATGTTGCCGGTAAAATTGCCCTACCTCATACTTTAATAAATCATATCCAGAATCTTCTTCTATTTGACTTAGTGGGAAAATATCATTATATTTTCTAATGACCTCATTTGCAACTTTATAAAGTCTATCATCTAAAAGTTTTCTTATTTCGGGATTTTTTAAAATTGTATTTTCGTGTGAAATAGGAATTGTATTTACATTTCTAGCATTTAAATTCATTTCCTCGTATCCTACTCCAGCAAGACACCAATTATCATCATTCTTATACTCATTTATAATTTCATCACATAGTGAGTAGGGAATAATATCTTCATAAATTTGAATGAAATCTGATATTTTATTTTTGGAGTTTATTTTAACTGGTGTTGTTTTTTCTTGTTTCACACTTTCTTCTTTTTTGATTGGAGAATCTTTTTTCTTATCAAAATAAGTATAAGCTTTATCACCTCTACTTCTTACATAATGTAAAAATACCTGAACATATTCTTTACCTAAAAATTGATTTCTCCAATGATCAGCAACACATCCCAAATAAAGCATTGCATCACCTGGTTTTAGAATCAATTCAACTTCATTACCATCAGGAGTTTCAATATAAATTGGCCAATCTTCATCACCATCTAAATGTACAGTTAAACTTATTTCGCAAGCATCTCTATCCCTATGTCTTTCCAAAACACTACCATCTTTATACACTCTAGCATAACTATATGTTGGTAAAACGGTTTCACCTATAATTGTGCTCACCGTTGGTACTTTATCACATAGCATTTCTAAAAAGTCTATGAAATTATATTCCGCTGAAGAATTTGGAGCTTGATTGTCTCCTTGAACCTCATTTTGTTTACAGTGACTTTTGAAGTTGGAAGCCATGACTTTTGCAGCGGCTTCACTAATGAAGTTGGGAATATAGATATAATTATTTTCAGTTAATGATTTATTCATAATATAATCACTTTTTAATTTAATTGTTTTCTGCTGCAGCTGCGGCTTCATCAGCAGCATCTGATGCCGCTAGTGCAGCTTGTTTTATATTATATGCTTGCAACCATACATCATAACAGTTGATAGCCCATTGTGGTAATTCAGTTATATTTTCATTAGGATCGGTCGATCTAAATTCTAACCAACCAGATCCTTGGCCATATTGCAATCCATTTAGATGGGAATTTTGTTTATCTGGCCAAATGGGATTATTCCATTGTAATGCATGTATATTATCTGGTATTCCACATTGAGATAAGTCTAACTCTGATAAACCTTCTTGGTCTGTAACGACAATACCATCAACAGGAATTACTACTAATTTATGTGTTTGAATCATAAAAATTGCCTTTCGGTTAAAAACGAATATACTATTATATATGAATTAGTTTAAAGAAGCAATAATAACATCAATATAATTTACACCTATTGTAGAATTTGGACCAAAAACATTACCACTAGCGGTAATTGTAATTGAGTGATTGTGCGCTCCTGAACTACCTACTGATGCGCCTATCGGCCCACCGGCCGGTACGGCAGTAGTCATAACGGGTACAGCAGGAGTTATTGGAGATGTAGCATTTGTGGGTGTGGTAGCAGTTCCAATAGCAAATCTATTTGTTGATGGCGCAACAGCATGAAGGTGATATGGTAACTGAGCTCCAGTTAAGGTATGGTTACCTACTGTATAAGGAACAGCAACCGATGAAAAAATATATGATGTAGTATTAAAACCTGTTGTGAAATCGACAGTACCTCCAGAACTCAAAGACGATCCATTTACTACTCGAAGTGCGTGATTATTATAATTCACAGTTTCTTTCGTCCAACCAGTGGGTGCGGATGTTTGATGAAAAATTGTTGTTGTTCCAGAATCAAAAATAGCCACGATTAACTCCTAACCGCTATAATAGTGTCAACATATTTTATATTCAAATTTATTTCTGAATTAACTCCACTCTGATTAATTGAACCAGTAACGGCTACAGTTCCAATTGGATGAGTATGTGATCCTCCACCACCAGGGTTATTACTAAAAGTAACTGGTGCTCCCGCTGGGGTACGAGCTACGTTCGTATTACCTGCACCACCTCGTCTAGTTAACAATGCGGATGGGTGTGTTATGGTAGTGTGATTATGCGTTGTCATTGCCGCATCGTCTATCACAGTGGCGTTTACAGCAGAATAAGAAAGTCCAGGTGCCGGTACACCAATGCTATTATAATTTTTAAAAACTGTAGAAAAAGACTCTCCTGTAGTTCTATTAATAACAGAACCGGTAGTTACTCTTAGTGCATAATTATCATATGTAGTATCTTTTGTCCATCCCGTTGGTGGAGTGGTCATTTTCATTATTGTTCTTGATCCTGATTCTATAACTAATGCCATATTAAGTCCTTGTTGCTAAAATTGAATCCACATATTTAATAGCTAAATTTACTGTGGTGAAGGTTACAGGACTTGTTGCTGGATTTAACGGATGATCATGAGCAGTTGCTGTAACTCCAGGATTAACACCACCTGGATTTACCACACCAGGTGTAAAATTGTTAGATACTGTTCTGGCTATTGATGGTCCTGGTATTACAGGAGAAGTTGTGCTGGCAGCAACAGTTGCTGCAGCAGGATAAGGTCCGTGGTTGTGGGAGGGTATCATACTAGATGTAAGTGATGTTCCTCCTACAGTTCCAGTTACCGATAGACTACCTGTTAAAGATTTAGATGACATAACGGAAGAAAATCCTGATGATCCTCCACTTGATACTGATCCTGTAACACATCGTAAAGTATAATCGGTATCTGAAGTGTCTTTAACCCATCCTGTTGGTGCGGATCCTTGTAAAACAAAGACCATAGTGGCACCTTGATAATTAGCTTGCTCTGGATCAGTTGCTACCGAACCAATTACAGAATTTAAAACGAATGTGTTTATCGAAGATAATCTAGGCATATTTAACCAAATGTAATCTCAGAACCAAATACAGACCATGCAGATCCTATTCTTAATAAATTAAATGAATAAAATTCAGTTTTGTTTGCTGTTGGTGTGGGTGCTGCACCGCCAGCCCAATTAATTGTTTGTGCTGCGCCATCTATTTGTACGGCATTTGGTATATATCCTGTTGCACCTTGTACTATAACAATCGTAACTGTAATAGATCGACTTGTTGTGGTTGGTACATTTGTAAAATTCGCAGTAAAGTTTGCTGCAGCACTTGTGTGATAAAAAACAGAACCATCAGTTAAGTTATGAGTTACTGTTCCTGTAGCACCAGTTAATGTACTTAAAACTTCTGTTACTTCTTGTAAAGTGGTGAATCCTGTTACTGTTAAATCACCAGAAATTGTACCACCAGCTGTAGCTAGTCGAGTGTTTGCAGAAGCAAAAGCACCATTAGCATACAAACTCGCTGATGTTACAGTGTTAGCGGTAGTGAATGATGAATTAGCATATGATCCAGCTGTTACAGCTTTACTATCTGCGGTATTTGCTACACCAAATGCCGAATTAGCATATGATCCAGATGTTACTGCTTTACTGTCGGCAGTATTAGCTGAACCAAATGCCGAGTTAGCATAGTTACCAGCTGTTACAGCCTTACCATCAGCGGTAGATGCATTTGTTGTAGCAGTATTAGCTTGACCATAAGCTGAATTAGCATATGATCCAGCACTTGTGGCCTTTTGATCAGCAGTAGTAGCATTGGTAGTTGCTGTATTAGCTTGAGTATAAGCTGAATTAGCATAGTTACCAGCTGTTACTGCTTTACTGTCAGCAGTAGCAGCATCGGTAGTTGCTGTATTTGCTTGCGTGTAAGCTGAATTAGCATATGATCCAGATGTTACTGCTTTACTGTCTGACGTATTAGCAACACTAAATGCAGAGTTAGCATAGTTACCAGCATCAACAGCTTTAGAATCAGCTGTAGATGCATTTGTTGTAGCAGTATTCGCAGCAGCAAAAGCACTATTAGCATAGTTACCAGCTGTTACTGCTTTACCATCAGCTGTAGCAGCATTAGTAGTTGCGGTATTAGCTTGAGTATAAGCTCCATTAGCATAAGATCCTGCTGTTACAGCTTTACCATCAGCAGTTGCAGCATTAGTCGTAGCAGTATTAGCTTGACCATAAGCACTATTAGCATAGTTACCAGCTGTTACAGCTTTACCATCAGCTGTAGATGCATTTGTTGTAGCAGTATTAGCTTGAGTATAGGATGAGTTAGCGTAATCACCTGCCGTTAAAGCTTTAGAGTCAGCAGTAGTAGCATTGGTAGTTGCTGTATTAGCTTGACCATAAGCTGAATTAGCATAGTTACCTGCTGTTACTGCTTTACTATCTGAGGTATTAGCTAAAGCAAAGGCAGCATTAGCATATGATCCAGCTGTTACAGCTTTACCATCAGCTGTAGCAGCATTAGTTGTGGCTGTGTTTGCTTGACTATAAGATGAATTGGCATAACTAGATGCAGCATTAGCAGTGTCTCTAGCATATTGGTCTGAACTACTGGCGCCTGTATTAGCGGCTGCAAATGCCGCATTGGCGTATGTTCCAGCCGTTACAGCTTTTTGGTCTGCTGTATTAGCTGCAGCAAAAGCGCCATTTGCATATGAACTAGAACTTACAGCTGTTTGACTAGTAGTGTTAGCTGTATCATATAAAACTTTAATTACATTTGCGGAAGTTAAATTTGCAAATGTCAGATTACCTGAACCATCGGTTCTAATATAATCATCATTTGAACCACCTGTAATATGAAGGTTTGCAATTGGTCCCAATAAAACACTCTTTGCGATACTTGAATCTACATTAGAACGAATGTTAATCGTATTGCTTGAACCAATGATACGCATTTGTTCATTTTCTTCATTCATGCCACCAGCAGTAAATATGACATCATTTTCTAAAAGTGTACCAATTACAAGGCCACCACCGCCCGTGACTGTATTGCCAGACACATACAAGTAACCATCATTTGGACCAACTAACGTAAATTCAGGATCGGCATGCAGACTACTAGCAATACCCATGTCAATATAAGTATCATTTTCAGTACCGTTATCGGCCGTAGCAACATAATCAGATGATGCGTTATTTCCAGGATTAATGTTTTGAATGTTTATTTGAGAGTAATTATCCTCATTTGTTGATGCTTGAAATACTGTATGTGGCTGATAGTCATATCCAACAGGAATACCAGCATATAATGCGTTATGCCCGTTCGCTTCACCAAAAAATTGACCACTATTACCAGTGACAGTTACAGAAGTAACATTTCCTGTAAAACTAACATTTCCTAAGACACTAAGATCATAGAGGATAGTAACGTTACCAGAGATTGTGCCGCCCGATGAACTAAATTTGGTGTTGGCATCAGCAAATGCAGCGTTTGCGTAAATTGCTGTTGTGTTTGCTGCACCAAAAGCTGAGTTAGCATAACTACCAGCACTCACTGCTTTACTGTCAGCAGTATTCGCTGTATTAAAAGAAGAATTGGCATAACTTGATGCCGCATTAGCAGTATCTCTAGCTAAAGTATCTGGCACTCCTGTATTTGCGGCCGCAAATGCTGCATTAGCATAAAGACCAGAACTATTAGCAGTATAAAATCCTGAATTGGCATAACTAGATGCAGCGTTTGCAGTATCTCTAGCCCAAGAATCGGTAATACCACTATTGGCCACAGCAAAAGCAGCATTAGCATAGTTACCAGCAGAAATAGAATTGACATCTGCTGTGTTGGCAATACCAAACGCTGCATTAGCATAACTGCCAGCTGTTACTGCTTTACCATCAGCTGTAGCAGCATTTGTAGTTGCAGTGTTTGCTTGAGTATAAGCAGAGTTAGCATATTGTCCTGCATCAACAGCTTTACCATCAGCTGTAGCAGCATTTGTAGTTGCTGTATTAGCCACACTAAAGGACGAATTAGCATATGATCCTGCACTTACAGCTTTACTGTCGGCAGTTGCTGCATTTGTAGTTGCTGTATTTGCTTGTGTGTAAGCTGAGTTAGCATAACTACCAGCACTTACCGCTTTACTGTCAGATGTATTTGCTTGAGTATATGCTGAGTTAGCATAGTTACCAGATGTTACTGCTTTACTATCTGCGGTATTTGCTTGAGTGTATGCTGAGTTAGCATAACCACCAACATCAATAATTTTAGAATCTACTGTGTTAGCAGCACCATAAGCACTGTTAGCATAAACTCCGGATGATACTGCTTTGCTGTCGGCAGTCGCAGCATTTGTAGTTGCAGTGTTCGCAACACCAAATGCCGAGTTGGCATAGTTACCAGCTGTTACTGCTTTAGAATCAACAGTGTTGGCCTCACTGAAGGCAGCGTTGGCATAAATGCCAGCTGTTACAGCCTTACCATCAGCGGTAGATGCATTAGTGATTGCGGTATTAGATTGACCATAGGCTGAGTTAGCGTATTCTCCAGCACTTGTGGCCTTTTGATCAGCTGTAGTTGAATTTGTTGTTGCTGTATTAGCTTGAGTATATGCTGAATTGGCATAAGATGAACCACTATTAGCGGCACCAAATGCTGAATTAGAATATGATGCAGTACTTACAGCTTTATCATCAGCTGTAGCAGCATTGGTTACGGCCGTATTGGCTTGACCAAAGGCAGTATTAGCATATTCTCCAGCACTTACTGCTTTACTATCGGCTGTTGCAGCATTAATAGTTGCGGTGTTTGCTTGACTGTATGCTGTATTCGCATAGTTACCAGCTGTTACTGCTTTACCATCAGCTGTAGATGCATTTGTTGTGGCGGTATTAGCTTGACTATACGCAGAGTTAGCATATGATCCCGCATTTACAGCTTTAGTGTCTGCCACTCCAGCATTTGTAGTTGCATTGTTGGCCTGACTGTATGCTGAGTTTGCATAACTACCTGCTATAACAGAAGTATTGGCTTTATTGAAGGCCGAATTCGCTTCGTTAAATGCACTATTAGCATAAAAAGCGGCACTATTCGCTGTATCTCTAGCGTAACTATCTATGCTACCCGATGATGCTGTATTCGCCGCAGAAAATGCCTGATTGGCGTAAGATGCTGCGGAGTTAGCCGCAGCAAAAGCAGAAGATATGTTTGCTGCTACTTCTGTACTTAAATCGGACTGTTGAATTGATCCTGGTTCAATTAATCCGCCTGTTAGTTGTGTTAATGGCATATCTTTTTCTTTTTATTTTTCGTGATTAGAAAGTAATTGAACCTGAACCTGTGAAAGTATAAATTTTAAATCCACCAGAAATTGTTAGTGTTGGAGATCCTGTGGTCGAAGCAGCATCCAGAAAATTTGAAGTATATCTTATAATTACAATTCCGGAACCTCCTGCGCCTCCATTTCCAGTGCCTCCAGGACTATAAGAACCGCTGGCGCCGCCACCGCCGGTGTTTGTAGATCCACTTTGCCCTGCGCTTCCATTAGTACCTCCATCACCCGCTCCTCCTTTTTGAGAAGTTGTAGTAGTTCCTCCTCCGTATCCAGCCCTAGTCAGAGCTGTTGCTCGAGTGTCTTGTCCTGAGCCACCGCCGCCGGCATAATATGTTAAAGTTCCAGATATTGATGATTGAAGTGCTAATCCTCCATCAGAGGCGACAGTTACACCTGTTGTCCATGTTTGTCCGTTACCTCCTGCTCCTCCACCTCCACCGGATGAAAATCTAGTAGAACCATCACCAGTTGCTGCACCGCCGGCATTTCCTTGGCCGGAACTTTGCACGGTGCCACCTGCGCCTCCGCCAGTAAACGTACTCAATCCACCGCCGCCGCCTGATCCACCGGTACCACCACTAGCACCATTATAAGATCCAAAACCTCCTCCTATAGCAGTGACGCTACTAAAAACTGAGTTAGAACCTTTAGATCCACTGGCCGTGGTGCCTCCATTACCACCCGCGCCAACAGTAACAGTTAAAGAAGAACCTTTGGTTATAGAAAAATTAGTTGCTGTTAAAAGTCCTCCAGCTCCACCACCTCCAGAGGATGATCCGTATCCACCACCACCGCCACCCGCAACTACCAAATACTCGACCGTGGGAGTAGTTACGTTGCGCGAAGGATTCGAGGTGTCTCTTCTATTAAATCTTTGTGATCTAATATTTTGTTCTACAAATGACTTGATCGCCATATTACGTTATCTCTGATCCAAAAATACCAAATGAAACATTAGATGATGAAGTATAAACAGTAACCACATCAGTATTTCCCAAAGTCAATCCCAAAGTCAATGCGATACTATCCACCGATTGAACCACATTGTTGTTTGTAATATAGTGTTTTGCAGCAATAGCTTCTCCGGCTGGGCGTACCGCAATACTATAATTTGCATTTGCGGAAGTATTGGCATTTGCAATTGTAATTGTTGATATAACCGCTTGAGTCGCTGCTGGTACAGTATACAAAGTTGTATTTGTAAATGCTGTTGGATTTGATTGTCCTAGTACTTTGAAGGTTTGTGGCATTTTACATTCCCGATAACATTAACATTGTTGGTATTGAAGATTCTGCACTACCGCCGCCACTTACCGCAACATTTGATGCTGCTGTGATTCGACCTTGTGCATCGACAGTAATAGCCGCTGCATTTCCATCCCCGCCATAAGAACCTGCTGTGACTGCGGTGTTTGCAAGATTATGCGATTTTACTTTTGTGTTTGGCATGGGTACCTCTTGAATTTATACACTATTTAGTCAAACTAATTACCGTAAAAAATGTGCTCTTGCAACATAGGATTGGATATATACTTGTACAGGAGTTTTTATGAGTTGCTTACAAAAATTAATCGATTTTCTAACACCGGATCATAAATCGGAGATAGAAGTATTTATTGAGTCTAAAAATCCAAAATCTACGGCTGACGTAGAACATTGGATCCAATATTATTCAAATTACAGGAGAAACTAAAATGTTTTATACATTCCCACCAGTACCGACTTTCAATGAAGTTGCAGAGCGTCAAAAAGATTTTATGAAGGCCTTCATTGACCTTAAAGTTGAAGGTTTCAAGTCATACAATAAAGCTTTTGACCATGCTACATATTCCTTTTTTACTACATATACCAAAGAGTCTGAAAAATTTGTAGTAGGATTAGGAAACTATGCAAAAGAAGCCATTGACTTTGAACCAGGTAAAGTTCAATCAAGTAAAAAGTGATTTAAAATTTTGGTCACCAGTAGAACGAAATGGGTGGTACATTAAATTCTCCATCTCTAAAGATGAAAGTGTACTACTCATTTTTATTTCTGCTTACACTTGTCAAACCATCATTCGGTACTTTGAAAACGAAAATGATGCCGTCAAGTATATAAACTTCCTTTGTGAAAAAGATCCTAGTATATTATTACAAGGTAACGAAAACCCAGCTTAGTCTGGGTATTTTTATGGCAAAAGAAAAAGATTGTCCTCGCTGCGGCACTACTCATACGAAACGTGGTCCCTTTTGCTCAAGGTCTTGCGGCAATGTTCGTGAGCATACTGAAGAAGATAAAAAAGTTCGCCGCAAAAAACTCATCGAATATCACCAAACACCAGAAGGTATTGCTACCCAAGAAAAATCTCGCCGCATGGTTACGGCAATGAATAAAGGTGAAGATTGGAGAGAAATTTCGGTAGATGATTTTGCTGTTGACATTCCTGATGTAACCGATTATAATCTAGATTATGATTCATCGTGGTCTCGGGCAGAAAAGTGGTGAGCTTGACAAACACATTTTTCCGTGTTACAATGACGTATGATTATCAATGGAAAAGTACCGAAAAAACACCTCTTGGCAATTGATCATTTTGCCGAGTTGCTGTTTACGCCTGCGAGAATCGCTCAATTAGAACTTACAATTCGGTACAAAAATCTAGATGTTTTTGGTCTAGTCTATATAGATAATTATAACCTTAAAGGTAAACCAGATTCTTTTATCATTGAAGTAAACCGTTGTTTGAGTATAGATGATAAACTAAAAACCTTGGCGCATGAAATGGTTCACGTAAAACAATATTCGTTGGGATATTTAAATGAACCGATGACAAGATGGCGAGGCAAAAAAGTTTCTAAAAATATTGTATACGAAAACAAACCTTGGGAAATCGAGGCAGAGCTCTACGGTTTAAACCTTTATGAATCTTTTGTAGCAAACTACCAATGAAAGATTTACTTAAATTTCTACCACAAATACTCTCGGCTTTGCCAGAGTTATCAAAATATATCAAAATAATTCCTATACTGCTTGTACTAGCAGGCATTGGTTACGGTGCATACTATTATTTTATGAATTACAAAGACCCCTATAAATGTGTAAACAATCAAGTATTTGAACAAATACGAGTTGATTCAAATGTTTATGTTTTTAAAGGTGAAATTTGCATTGACGGCGAAAGGGTAAATAGTGAGTATAAAGAATGAATCGTCATGTAATATTTGTGGTGAGAAAAAATTTCAACAAAAAATGTGTGAAAATTGTGGAAGTGAGTCTAGGCATAGATTGCTTTATTCCACATTAGAAAAGTATGGATATTTAAACAAAAAAACCACATTCGAAAATATAAGAGTTTTACATATTTCTCCTGATCCAGGAATAGTA